TGCGTCCTCTTCGGAGACCTTTTCTTCGCTTGATTCAGCGACTTCTTCTTGTTCTTCTTTAGCGTCGACTTCTTCGCCCTGAACTTCTTCAGAAACTTCTTCTTGCTGCTTTGATTCTGAAGCAATAGAAGACAAAGAATCGCTCAATTCTTGAGCAACAAGAAGAATATCTTCTTCTTTAGTAGAATTATCCATTTTTTCATTCTCCTGAGAATCAGTACTGACCATTATATCTTCAGTAGATAGTAATGCAGTATTAGATTTATTGTAATTTTCGCTCTCCTGGATTGAAAGTGCTGTCAAAAAAGCTCCCTTAAGATGTAAGTAAAGAGGCTTTGATTCTTTCTTTTTCATATTTGAAAAAACTGATTCATTTTCTTCTACAGAGATAATATCTTCTTTATCCATACTTAAAAGAAAAGCTGAGCTTTTAGCTACCCATTCGCCATCTGAGGTATCTAGTGACCCAGAATTAGGAGAATTGATTGATCTAACGCTTGACTTTGAGTCAGCTGGTTGATTCACAAAAGAATACTCTTTAAAAGAGATTTCTTGCATGTCGACAAATGCTAATTTGCCCTTATAAACCTGGCCTCTTCTATACTTTGAAAACTTAGGCCTTCCGTTGTCATCTTCTTTAGCTAGATCGTCGCCAGTAATTGAACATACTGCTTTTCCAGCCCTTCCACCAACAGAACCTGTCAAATATCTCTTATCAAGAACTTTTTGAATTGCAGCCGGATCTGTAATTGCAACTTGCAAACGCACAAATGAAGAACCATCTGCTTCTTTATCCATCCTTGCAGCCATAACTCTACCGATTGGTTCCGAGTTAATATCATGATTGAGAATAATTGGCTTTGGATATGGCTCAACCCAAGACTGGAGAGCCTTTTCTAATTCTGCTGCAGAGTAATTATTATAATTTCCGTGTAAGACCTTCGTGTATAGCTGCAACCTCAATAATAAGACCGCTATTTGAATTAATTGCTTCCTCAAAGGAAACATTCATTTTTGAAAAGTCTGGAAGTTGAACAGTAAAATTTTCTACGAAATCAAAACTCATTGGTTTCTCCGTGTTTGCATAGCATACTCGCTTGAACTATATAGTAAATTTGCTTTTATAACATTAAACAATTTTATATAAAGATATCATGTTTTTATATAGTTTTAAAATATTATCATTTCTCTTGCATCACCATTTGTTTTAAAATGATCTAGCATTGCCTCATGCATAATGTGAGGTGCATAAATATAACTCGCGCAATACAGTTCTAGACCATTTTTAGCTGCATTCACAGACCATCCCAAGTCCTCGCCTTGTATGTGCAGTTCATAATCAACAAGATTATAAGTTTTTTTTGACATCATCTTTGCTGCCATTATGACATCAGATTTAAAATAACTTCCCAGTGGATATTCTTTTGTTCTATGTGCTTTGTATGAATCTTTATCAAGCCATGTCATTACACTTGGATAATCCACTCCAACAGGAGTCATAAACATTAAAGGATTTACAGCATCTGCGCCGTCATTAATGTGACTAATTAAAAGTTCTATTGTTGAAGGATTTTTTAAGATAATGTCTGAATCAAGACTGAAATAATAATCTGGTTGTATTTCTCTTACTCGAGAAAGAAGAGAGTTTCTAAGAGAAACCATGTTCTCATATTTTGAAATACTCCATTGTCTTCCGTTTTCTATATGCTCAAAATGAGGAACGTCTTTTCTTTCTCGAATTTCATACAAAGGAATTTCTGGATGAACTTGTCTCCACCTATGTAGCATAGTGGCAGTCTCTTCATCATCTGGACTTGTCTCAAATATAAAACCTATTTTTGATAAAGGAATTGATTGTCTTTCCAATGCCATTGCCCACAATGGAAAAATCCAACTTCTTTTATAAATAGGACAACCTATTATTAGCTTCATATATATTATTCAGCTTCGATTTTTATTTCTTCTTTTTTGATAGCAGGTTTTTTAGCTGCAGTTTCTTTTTCCTCAACAAACTTTTCTGCTTTGATATTTTTTTCTACTACAACTGGAGTTAGTTTTTTTGTTTCTTCTTCAGAATCTTCAAAAACTATATTGAACATTTCCATCATTCCGTCTATAACATCAGCAAGAATCTGCAAAGCAAGTCTGACTTGACCATTTTCTACTGCTGATTTGAAACCTTGAATTGCATCTTCTTCTCTCGTGTATTCTTTTGAGACTTCTGAAGTAATCATTATTGACATATTAATCCTCTTTTGACATTTGATCATCTTGTATGATTACATTATACTGCTCTTCCAACAGATTTTCAACTAAACCAATCCATGTAGAATCGGATCTTTTTATATTTGGAGATGTTCTTCTTCCCTGTTGATTTTGTGGCCTAACTAAGTTGCCAACTCCTCTTCTTCTTGAGGGCAAGTTTCTTTGACCAGAGGAAGCTGAAGATTGTTTGTCTCCATCTTTTGTTACGTCTTTAGACTGCTGAGCTTTTGCTTGAGCGTCCATTTGTGCGGCAGCCATGTCCATCTGCATTTGTGATTGAATGCCTTGGAATGTAGCCTCCAAATCTATATTTGGATCTTCGCCAAGTTTGATTCTTGCTTCGTCAATCGAAATAAGAGAGTTAACATATTTTTGTATTATATGTGTTTCTTTCTTAACTTGAGTGTCAACGTCAATCTCATTAAATTTGAAATAACATCTGTCTGAAACTTCCGATGTAATTGGATTAATAAGAGGATCAAACCCGCCTTCAAACAACAATTCATTAAGAATATTTACTCTTACCATCTCAGCAAATTGTTTTTGAAAATGCTTGATTTTATCGTAAAGAGCAGTGTCTAATCTTTCTGTTACAGATCTATTTCCACCATTCATGCTCATTCCCAAATGATGAGGAGAAACACCTAAACCAATAGCAACTCTTTCCTTAAAGTGATCAAGATATGCACTTGCATCTAGTGCTTCATTTGCTGATCCGACGACTTCAACGTCATGTCTAAATGGAAGAATTAATCCGCCTTCTGCTCTGAGGTTTTCTATCTCAGCAGCTGCTTGATCAATTTCTTCTGGCTCAGCTGGTTGATCTGCTGTGCCAATTCTGTATTTATACAATGGAAAAAGTTCTCTGTGAACTAGATTTTGAATGTCTTCTTCCATCTGACGTAGAGCAATGACGTCATCTAAAACATTTGATAGAAATGGCGTACCAAAAGCTCTCCCTGGTTTTCTATCAAAGAAAAGATGTATTATTCTGTCAGCTGACCATACAGGATCCCTATCTGTAGGAGCATAGGTTAGAGGATCTGTTTGCTGTTGGTATGATTTAGGTCTATTGTGCTTATCGCGCAGAATTCTAGTTTGCTCTGTTGGAATTAAATAATATCCAACAACAGGAAAACCACCATTGATTCCATCAAGTTTTATTGGAAAATACTCTGACATATCTGCTCTTGCTTTTACGATAAAAACATTTGCAAATTTGAATAGCTGATCAGATAAATCAATAAGAAAATCTAGAAATGGTCTTTTCATTGCCATTTCCATGTAGTCTATTCTTTGATACAAATAAGCTACAGCCTCTGGATTTTCTCCAACAATCTGCCAACCTTCCTTCCAAAATAAGTCTTTGTATTTTGCTACAGCTTGTTTGACATATGAGTCTGTATCAACTGCTTGAATAATGCGATCAAAATCATATGGCGAAGGTTCAAAATTGCTTCTGCCAGTATAAAAATAGTTTGTCCCTTTATAGCCTAGAGCAAGGGCAGCTATTCTCATGGCCTTACCAAGAGAGCTTATTCTTTCTGGCGGAAGTTGAGCTGCTACAAAATCAGCTTCACTAAGTTCTAGCCTTCTGAAAGGAAGGTATTGACGCAATGGCATAAGAGGCTACACTCCAAAATTAAATAGGAATTATTTCTGTATAGTACAGTTTATAATTATTTAAATTCAGCTTTTGCCTTCAGCGTCCTGGAATGTCTTATTAATAATAATTCCCTTAATTGACTCCAGCCAGAACACCGTCTCTGGCTCAGAAAAATCGCTCTTATAAGACAAATTTGAATTTGTAATCTTGATACTAATAGTAAATTCTTTTTCTTCTA